TGAAGCTAAAGATGACGAGTACAAACAAAAGAAACTAAAAGAGGAGTCACCATACTAATGAAAACAATAGTGTTAGGGCCACCAGGCACAGGTAAGACAACTACATTGTTAAACAAAGTAGATGACTATCTTAAACAAACAGATCCAGATAAAGTTGGATACTTTGCTTTTACACAAAAAGCTGCGTACGAAGCAAGAGACAGAGCGATTAAAAAATTTAATCTTGAAGAAGATGACCTACCATATTTTAGAACACTACACTCACTAGCATTTAGAAGACTTGGCATAAAAAAAGAAGATGTAATGCAACGTAGACACTATCAAGACTTTGGTAAAAAAATAAAAGAAGAGATTAAATATGCAGAGTATGAGAATGATCACAACGGAATCTTTACAACAGATAGTGAATACTTACGAGTAATCAATCTTGCAAAACTAAAAGAGATAACACCAATACAACAATACAATCTACAAGAACATAACCAGGAGCTAGATAAAGATAAACTAATAATAATTTCTAACGAATTAGAACGATACAAAAAAGAACATAATCTAATTGACTTCAATGATATGATTATGGATTTTACAAAATCAGATGCCGCTGTACCAAAGTTTGATGTTGTATTTATAGATGAAGCACAAGACTTATCTAAAATGCAATGGCACATGGCTAAAACTATTTGGCAAAAAACAACCGATTCTTTTATTGCAGGTGATGATGATCAAGCAATATTTAGATGGGCAGGAGCGGACGTAGATTCTTTCATAGCACAGAAAGGACAAATGCTACCTTTGCAGCAGTCTTACAGGATTCCTGCAAGGGTACATGGATTAGCTATGGGTATAATAAATAAAATTAAAACAAGAATAGATAAAACATGGCAACCAAAAATACACCAGGGATCTTTGTCCAGGTATTATAACTTTGAAGAAATAAATATGTCTTCAGGTGAGTGGTTAGTTTTAGCTAGAACAAAATACATGTTAGATAATCTAGAAGAAGATTTATATCTTAAAGGTTATTACTATCAAAACAAATTTAGAAAACAAAGAGAACACACACTACATTTAGCAGCGATAGATTGGGAAAATGCTAGAAAAGGACAACCACTATCTTATGATCAAGTAGAAAGAATATACAGCTACATGAATGTAGACAAGTCTAAATTAAAAAGCATGACAAAAGATGGCATGTATGACTTGCCTATGCTAAGTGCATACTATGGTTTAAAAAATGATGACGTTTGGTTTGAAGCATTTGATGCAGCACCAAAAAGAGATGTACAATATTTAAGAAAGATGAGAAAGAATGGAGAGAAGTTAAACGAAGCACCACGAATAACTTTATCTACAATACATGGTGCAAAGGGTGGTGAGTGTGAGAATGTTGTGTTGCTTACAGATTTAAGTTTAAACACAATGAAGTCATACGAACAAAATCCAGACGACGAAAATAGATTGTTCTATGTTGGTGCAACAAGGACCAAGGAACATTTACACGTTGTTGAACCAAAACAAAAATACAAAGGATATAATTTATGAGTAAAGTTTGGGACAAGCAGCATGGCGGGAGTCACTATCAAAAGTATAAGATTCAGCCAAGTAAGTTTGTAGTTGAGAATGAGTTGTTATACCCTGAAGGATGTGCTATAAAATATATTATTAGACATCGTGACAAGGGAAAGAAGCAAGACATATTGAAAGCAATACATTTTTTAGAAATGATACTTGAACGAGATTACAAATGATACAGAAACCTTTATTTAGTCCACAGGTAGAATGGCTACCACCAGAAGAATTTAAAGATCTATCAAAGTATGATGAGATTGCAATTGACTTGGAGACAAAAGACCCAGAGCTAAAAACTATGGGATCTGGATCTGTGACCGGTAAAGGTAGGATTGTAGGTATTGCACTAGCAGTAGAGGATTGGTCCGGATATTACCCAATAGCTCACGAAGGTGGTGGTAATATGGATGAGCAAAAAGTGCTAAAATACTTTGGAATGATTCTAAATTTGCCAGCTAGAAAGATCTTTCATAATGCTATGTATGACGTATGCTTTATTAGAGCTGCGGGGCTAGATATAGCTGGGGAGATCGTAGATACC